GGTACACATATTCCTGACGATCAGAGTAAGTCTGTACGCCAAAGTCTTCCATAGTCTTAGCTGTAATGCCTCGCATAGCTACATAATTTCCACTGGCGGGGTCTTCTATACGTTTAGGCGTATAATCAACTACAGTACCCATGTTATCATAATCCTTTCTAAGTCTACCCTTAGCCCCACAGGAGAAACATTGGTAAACATTCTTTTCTTCGTTGTAGCTATAGCAACCCTTGTGGTTACAATGTGGACAAGTTTGGTGCGCTATTTCAGTCATTACTTACCTCTTACTTAAGTTACTACATAAGTTATATAAACTTATAATATTAGCTTCCTTATGTAGTAACTTATGTTATGTTTCTTAAGAGTCACATATTACTATATAGACCCAGACAGTAGATCCATACTTCACGAATTGTTACAGTTTTGACATTTTTTCCAATGCTGATTTCTCCCACATAGATATTGATTTTTGACTTACCCCATAGAAGTCACATATTTCTTGTTGTGTCATATCCTCAAAATATCTCATCTCAATTATTCTCCTCTCTTTTTTAGTTAATAGCTTCAAGGCTTTATCTATGTAGTCTTTTCTTTCATATTCCTCTGAGCAATCCTCTACGGAAGTCATGAAATCCTCATCAAAACTTACTACCGTAGAAAACAAGGCTTCTTCAAGGGCTTTTTTACCAACTTCAGAATAATTTTGACCGTTGTATTCTTTACCTAAAGATGTTTCTGTTGCAGATCTTGAGGTAGGTATATATACAGCCTTAGATCTTATATTTATATAGTCGTGCATAGCTTTATTAGCTCTCCTATATAAACTCGCAGGGTAATCTTCTGGTTCTTTAGCAAGCCTTTCATACACTGCTAATATACCTTCCGATATTAAATCCTCCCTCATATGTGGATGTTTATATTTACTTGCAAGTTTTTGACACATCTCTATTATCTGCTCAGTCTTCATCATAACTATCCTTATCTTCGATACCACCATAATTATTTCTCTTCATAGGATCTGGTGTAAACAGAGTTAAACCTTCTTCCATAACCCTACGCTTAGATTCTTTATCTTCTCCATCTTCACCCCAATATTTTAATCTGCTAGTATCACTAACTATACGCTCATATTCCGTTGGTTCCCCTTTGGTTACAGAACCACCCCTAGCAAAATATTCGGCTTTCATACGTTCTAATTCTTCTTCTGTCATTATAAAGGTCTCCTTTTAGGTTTAATAGAGGCTGATATAACCTCAGTCTTTAGGCATTGACCTATGGCATTCCTATCTATGGTATATACAGGCTCGTAATAGGCTGGTAGAGCGTCTCCACAGGCCCTAGCACTAGGGAAGATTACCTTAGCCTGTAGGTAGTCACCATTAAGCGTATAGCTCAACACAAGGACAGTATAGAACAACATTATAGATACTCCACTACTCTACCAGTATTCCACTTCTTAGCCTCTTTCTGGGCTTCCTCACGGCTGTTAAATACCCATACCTCAGTGTCATACGTCCAAGGGTTCTCCTTCCTGACAAAGGTGTATTCCCCCTTCTCAACCTCTATTTCCACTACATACCTACCCATCACTTTTCTCCTTATCTAAGCCAGCCTTGATTAATGTTACAAAGCCTACGTCAAAGATAGCCATGAATGTCTCAGGATCACACTCTACTTGTAGTGTAGCACTACCATCCTCATGCTCTTCTATCTCTATTATTTTGATTGTGTTATTCTTCATAGTTTACTCTCCTACTGTATTTACGGAACCTTTTGTTGTAAGCACGTTTGATTTTCTTTATCTGTCCTGATTTCCATCGTAGGAACTTACGTGATTTACTTAGGGCATCATATTCATCACCGCCTTTCATAGGTATACGTTTATTCATCTCTTAATGCTCTCCACGACACAGGAAACAATTTTACCATACTGCAATCAATTTCCCACGCTACCTCTGCTGTCTCAGCTTGTGTGTCAGGCTTGCAGCGTAGGTTACACATGTCAGCAAAGGCATCTAAGCTACCTGACCAGTACCACTCAGTCATCATGCTCTGTGGCAGTACCATACGGGCTTGCTCTGGACATACACCATGATTAAGTAAATCATTGTATGCAATAAGACATGCCCAGTTAGTATCACCCCATTCGCCTACATCAACAACACCTTCACTACCCTGTTTTTTGTCAGCACTACGTCCACGCCAAGATCTAGGCACATAAAACTCAGGCTCACTGTCAACATACCTACGGCTAATCTCATTCCATCGTAGGAACTTATGCTTGACCAACTGTCTAGCTACAAAGACTGGTGCCTTGATGTGGAAGCTGGCAAAGCAATGTCCGAAAGGGCTGATGTGCTTATGCTTGGCTAGGTATTGTATAAGCTTCTTATCCCTAGCTTTCATGTGTTGCTTGAAGCTATAAGCATCCGACTCTTCATAGTCCCACTCACTCTCTTTACCAAAGCTCACACGGGCTGCATTAACTACAGTCAGGTCATTACCCATGTGGCCTTTATATGTTACTTCAATCATTCTACATCACCCCGTTTAATTTCATCCATTATTTCCATCAGGCGGTCTACACTCTCTTTAGGCACTTGCATACTAAAGCCCTTAAAGTGGTTAATGAGTAGTGTCCCATCACCAAAGTAATAAGCATTCCATCCTTGACTAAGGTCTGCACTCTTTATGATTTTATTTGTTTTATCAGTCATAGTGATTCTCCTGTTTCACTGCGTAGCTGTGCTACTTTTCTTATGTTTACGCTTCCTGTTTAATATAGGCTTTTTCTTATCAGGTACAACCCTCTGTCTATACTTGGGTTGTCTCAAGTCTTTAGCCATAGGGTTGGGCCTTCTTTTCTTCATTAGTACGGTACCTCTCCATTTCCATCACGGGGGTCATTATACCAGTCCTTAGATAAGTGTAAAGCCCTCGTTTCACTGCGTAGCTGTGCTACTATAAAATCTTCCTCTGCTTCTACTTCATCCTCAGTAGGTATCATAATACCTAACATGCGTAATTCCCTCTGTGCCTCTACTGGTAAGTTATTCATCATACTTTCTCCCCATTGATAAGTTCTACCTTCTCAGCATAGAATGATTTCCACTTACTTTCTTTGATTTCCCAGATTGGGATCTGACCACGGGATCTCATAGCTTCACCTTGAGCTAATCCACGATCACTACCTACGATCTTGCTGTTAGGCTTTAAGAGGCCATTGACTACACGCTCAGAGCCATCAGCCTTGATGAATGTTACAGTCACGATCTTAGTACCTTGGGCCTCTAACAGGTCTAGTACACGTTGCTTCTTTTCCATTACTTCTCTCCTTTGATTCTTTTCTATAGTTACAGTCACATTTCTTACGGCTCTGGTCAACCCTCTTTTATACTTTTCTGCTTCTGTATTATTATTAACCAGTTTCCAGCAATTCAATTTCCCATCGGGGGTGTATACACTACAGCGTAACATTGTCATTCTCATCTATTGATAGTGGGATACTGGCGTATTCCTTCCTGTACTCTACCTTGTAGTCTTTTCTACCGTAGGGGTTACGACACTTATAGATAAAGTCTGTAGCATCTGATTTCATAAGAAACATAGCTATGACATCGTTTAATTCGGTATTGATTACACAAAACATATTACTTAGCCCCTATTCTAATATAACAGTCTTTAATCTCTTCTACATCAAGAGCGCCAGTAAAGCCATTAGCCTCATAGGTTACCATAATGACATCACCATCCCAATGTACCTTATAGCCATTATTAGACCACCGTACATCTAATCCTTTAGCTAAGGCTTTAGTTAATTCTCTCAGTTGCATATTACTCTTCCCCTTTGATATAAGTTAAGCAACCAACGGATTCGTGTATTAGAACATATCCCTCACATTCTAGTTTCCATTTACGCTTTGCCGCTTTGAGCATGGATTCAAGATTATAATTATTCCAAGTTACATATTTCATCAGTCATCACCCTCTTCATTACTATTGATGTATTCCCATTCCTCTTGCCCCTCTTGGCATACAGCACAGATAGTATCATTGTCACCATGCATTTCCTCGAAGGTCTTGTAAAACTCACAACACTCACAAAAGTATTCTCTATTCATTCTAAACAACATTATGATTCTCCTACGGCTCTTTGTCTAACTGATTCATACTCTACATCATCCAGCAAGTTAGTCAAATGCTTTTTAGCTTCTTTGATGTCATCCTTCAAACGATCAATGTCATTCTTAGCATCTTCCAGATACTCAAAGAGGCTGTTGATCTTATCCTGTTTAGTCCACGACATATCACCCTCGCAGGTATGGTTTACGTTGATCCCACGCTCAGCATCATTGCGGTATTCTTCAGCACGACAAACAGCAGTTTGTAAATCACTTTCGATGTCTCTGATCTGCTTAATAATATTTTCCATTGGTACTCTCCTTATCCGCAATAGTCACAATTTGGTTTGTCACACTTAATTTCCTCTGAGGGGTTCTGAGTGAAGTTTAAGATTATCTCTTCAAACCCATCATCTTCTTTCTTATAGTTCGTCGGGGGCAAGGTCATGTAAGCCTCTTCAAGCTCTGGTCTATACTCAAACTCATCAACACAGTTTTTCAGATGCTTGAGAAACTCTTGCCATGTTTCCTCGCCTTGATCTGGCGCCCACTCTGCAAAAACACAAGTGCTTGACCCGTCATAGAACCAGCCCTCTTTCATTGCGATGTCTACCATCAGCATACCGTAGGTATCTACCTCAAGGATCTTTGCCATGCGGCGCTTGCCTAGTGCTTTTTTGATTGCGTTTGTGTAGCTCATAGTGAACCTCCATAGGTTAAAAGTTAATTTAGAATCACTCTACTAATTTCCACCGTGGGGGTCAACCCTTAATTTCCTCGGTGGGGTCTTAATTTCCACTGTGGGGGCTAATTTCCACTGTGGGGGGTTGACACCATATTTCCACTGGAGGGGGTGTTCCTGATTCGTTCCAGTGTTCCTGATTCGTTCTATCGTACCTGATTCGTTTGTGATTCGTTCTGGTTTCACGATTCGTTCCTGATTCGTTCCAAACTACCGATTCGGATAGATCCAAAATTGCTGTCAATGGCACAAAAGTATACTTGACAAGGAATTTCGGATAGTATGGCTTAAATACAACGATTCGCAACAAAGATTCACTTGACACAAGATTCTGCTTTACGAATCGGACTCGACTCGATAACGCAACAAGCGAATCACGTAAACCTGAGTCTTTTGATATGGTATTTTTAAACGTCATGATTCGTTTCTGACAGATTGCATTCTGTGCCTGTCAAGTCATACCTGCCATGCATTCAGCGCATAACTGGTTATAGAATAATTCTAACTATCGGTAAAAGTGTATAGTTTAATTATTAAACAATAGCTTGACTCAAGGTTTTAAACGTGACTCACAAGATTCAACCTTAAAGTGTAAAATCTACAAAATAGGGTGATTCTTACAACCAGAATACGTGTCAACCCTAGGGAACAAAAGTGAACACTCGATATTAGCGCCTCTGAGTGTACCGAATCGAATTTTATGAGTTAGACTATGCAAAACCTTTGCCCCTACTCAGAGGGCCTTATATCGGCTCTGAAGGCCTATTGCGCTGCTTTTCATATGTGGTATGGTATTTTTAGGCAGTGACGAATCGAGTCGGATCTTTAGTCCTAGATTTTGAGCCTACGCTATTTGACAATTTAATTTTGACTTTCTTGCCCTAGCAATGCTTTGCGATAATGGGCGAGTTTAAAAGCGCATCATAGTGGTGCGTTTCTATACTCTAAAAGGGAGTCTTAATATGGATTATCAAACTTTAGATCTTAAACTGTCACTACATGAAGCGCAATTCTTAGAGGACTTGCTTTCTAAAACTGGAGTCCCCGAATGTAAGAAAGACTTACTTTGGCAGGTTGAAAGCATAGTCTATGAATTAAAACTTATAAAATCTCATATGGAGTCTTAATCATGACAAATTATAAAACATACCACCGCAAGCCAAGCATTCAACGGCGCAAGATAGCACAACGGAATCGCATCATTGTTGAATCTGTTATCGGTGGAGTCTTGTTCTCAATCTCAATCTTTGGCCTAGTCTTTCTGGCCTATGGTCTAGCAGCTTAGGAGTCTTAAACAATGGCACGTAAAACAATTATTCTCTATCGTGGTCCTAGTCTTATAAATGGGCAACCTATCGTGGCTCTAGCTCAGTCAGACTCTAGCAATGGCAAGACGGGCGATATGATTCAGACGTTTATTTTAGACGACTCTGGAGTCGATCCCGTTACAGCTTCAAGGACTGGTCAAGATGAGTCTATTTGTGGCGATTGCCCCCATCGTGGTACACCTAACAATAACGCCAAAGGGCAAGCCACCAATCGCACGTGTTACGTGACTCTGGCTCATGCCCCCCTAGGTAAATGGAAAGCGCTTCAACGTGGTGCCTATGGTGACTCCGTTGCTACACGACAAGAAATTGTTGCTTTCGGCTCTTTCCGTGGTGTCCGTCTTGGCACGTATGGCGATCCGTGCGCCGTTCCTAACCATGTTTGGGAGTCACTTATATCTAGGGCAGAATACTGGACCGCATACACACATGGGAAAACTAACCCTATGCCAGAGCATATAATGACAAGCGCAGACAATGCGACACAAGCGCAAGACGCATGGGCAAGGGGTGAACGTACCTTCAGAGTCATTGCATCGCTACAAGACGTTATCAAGGGCAAAGAGACTGTTTGTCCAGCAAGTGAAGAAATGGGCAAGCGTGTACAATGTGCAGCGTGTAAACTATGCGGCGGCGCAAGTGTAAAAGCTAAATCTATTGCCATTGTGGCGCATGGTACAAGCAAGAGGAAAGCTAAACAATTAATCAAGGAGTCAGCGTAATGACAAAACACAGTAAATGGAAATCAGATGACGTAATAGCAGAGTTTGACTCTAATTGGGCAATTACTATGAAAGAGCTTGCCAAGCGTAGCGGATGGACCGTAGCAGAGCTTAAGAGTCTGCTTATGAGCTAAACTCTTTCAACATGACGACTCCCTAACTGACTCCAGTGTAAAAGCTGGAGTCTTTTTTATTGTTGCTCAATAGTTTAGTTTATCCCTTATTGCGAACGATTCTCATTATCAGTTAGGTTATTACTTGCGAATGATTCTCAATAGGCCTGCCGATTCGCTCGCCAAGCGCTAGTTTTTTCTTTTTGTCAAGTGATTCGTTGGTTGTTATCAATAGTTTAACAAGAGTCAACCGTTTTACGCAGTACTACTAAACAAGATCACAAATTGTTTCAGTCTTGTAACATTAGATCACATTTTTACACTAGGGGCTTGACATTCGTTGGGACCCTCTGTAAAATACGCAGGTGATTCGGTTGGGGTCTGTTTCCACCCACATCTACAACATAAGAATTTTACTTAGTAGCCCTGCTACGCATTGAAACACTTTCGACCCTGTATTTACTGCGGTATTTATGCAACAGTATACGACATGCGCTACCTTCTAGAGTCAACTACAGGAAAAAGAACCGTTAGTAATCAACAACATAAAAAATAGTTATAAAATTAGGGTATAAAAATCTTATATGGGTCTATATAGTATAGTAAGACCTATACTTAAGTATAACATAAGTTACCCTTAAGGTGTATATATCACTAAGTAGTATAAACTATAACAGTTAAGAACTTAAGTTATTACTTAAGTATCATGAGATCTACTACTCAACCATAACAAACCTTGCCAAGTATTTGTAGAGACGTAGTTATGCCGATGGGTAGTAGTGTAAGTTCCCCCCAGCTAGTTAGGATTCGCACTGCATGTTGGGGGGAATAATTTATATTAGAGAATGACATGAGCGTCCACGATAAGATCCCCTATAGTGAAGTGATAGCCAAGAAGGTTAGAGAAGGTATTCGTAGTGGAGTATCTGTTAAGGATATTCTTAGTAGTATCCAGAAGTATCAGAATGCCCCCTCAAGTACAGCTACCTTCTATAAACTATATGGTGAGGACA